AGCCGCTGGAATACCTATGGCTGGGATATGTCGTGGGTCTCAGTTCCTCCACGTTATGTCTGGTGGTAAGTTATGGCAGCATGTCGAAGGACATGGCGTGTACGGCACACACAAGGCTTTTGATGTTGATGGGGGTTATGCCACAGATGTTACCTCAACACATCACCAAGCAATGCGAGAGGGCGCAGGATTGGGGCTTCTGTTTGGGGATTGCCATGAACGAGTAGAATCTATTGATAGTGATGGTAATGTAGAGGAGTGGGTACTAGGCCGCACACTAGAGGCAGCCTTTCATAAAGATAGTAAATGCTTCTGTTTCCAACCACACCCTGAGATGGCTGATGGTGAGTCATGTAGAGATTATTACTTTGGCGCATTAGAAACATTCTTAGGGGTGTGGTAGTTATGGAATCGAGCACCATGACAATAACTGTAGAAAATAATTTAGGGGTTTTAGTATGTGTGGATTAGTCGGAATTGCAGGGCACATTACAGCCGCCCATGATAAAGTATATAAAGAGTTGTTAGTAGTAGATGTACTTCGTGGGAAGCATTCAACAGGGTCCCTTGCTGTACAAGCAGGAGGTAAGCAATCAATAGTTAAGACTGGTGGTGATGTATTAGAGCTACTAGACCGAAAAGAATTCGGCACTCAGTTAGCTGGGGTTAATAATGTACTGATGGGTCACAACAGATATGCTACTAAGGGGGCTATCAACAAAGTAAATGCACACCCATTTGAGTCTGGGCATATCACAGGCGCTCATAATGGCACCATCAATACACAGTATAAGTTGCAAGACTACAAGGATTATGAGGTTGATAGTGAGAATATCTTCCATCATATAGCTGTGCATGGTGCAGAAGCCACCGTCAAGCTACTAGGGGGTGCGTACGCTCTCACTTGGTATGATAGCTTAGATAAGACTATTAACTTCATTAGAAACAAGGAGAGACCACTGTTCTATACCTACGCTGATGGGGGAAAGACTATATTCTGGGCCAGTGAGCCTTGGATGCTTTATGGCATACTAGGCCGTAACTTTATCAATCATGGTAAAATACATGAGTGTGAAGAGCATCACCACTACTCTATGGTTGTTGGCGACTCTCCTGTACACTCAGCTAAACCTTTGGGAGACTTCACTGTAGCTCACTTAGTGAGTTACACACCATACATAGCACCAGTACCCAACCATGCAAATAACCCCTACGCAAAAAAGCACAGCGCTCCAAGCGGTAACACTAATGGGTTACAGGTAGTACCCAGTACTCGTAGTGCGTTTGGGGAGCTAAAAAAGTACTTAAACACTACTGTAGACTTCTACTCCGTTGGTTATGCAGAAGATTTAAAAGGTGGTGGCTACTATGTTCTGTGCAAATTAGTAAATGACGCTACAATAACTGTCCGTGTATACGCCCCAAGAAATAGCCCATTGTGGAAAGCCTTGTTGGATGGCACTAAAGACCACGAAGGGCGTGTTAAAAGAGTCAAGGTTGACAACGGTGTTGTCTTTGGGGTACTAGATGTAGGCTCTGTACAGGAGTTGAGAGACGACGACGTAGATGTCCCTGACTATGAAGACGAGGGGGAGCTATTCCTTGGTTATAATGGGGATAAGATAACACGGACTATATGGTTGTCCTCAATACTACATGGCTGCGAGTGGTGTGGAAACCCTCCCCTTGAGTCAGAGCATGATGAGATGGTATGGTTGGGGCACAATAACTTTGTGTGTTCTGATTGTTCCTCTTTAGAAGCAGTAAAAGAATATATACAATATGAAGCATAAACTTAACCCTTAGGAGAGATATATGATTGTTAATGGTACTGAGTTCTTATTGGGCGCTGACCCAGAATGTTTTATCATCAATAAAAAGACACGTAAGCTGGTGTCTGCACATGGTATGTTACCCGGAACTAAAGAAGAGCCCTTCAAGGTTAAGTATGGGGCTATACAAGTGGATGGTATGGCTGCTGAATTTAATATTGAGCCAGCCAAGACTAAGAAAAGTTTCATACGTAACGTAACTGTTGTATTAAACACGCTACGTGAAATGATTGGCCCTGAACACGAGCTGTGCTTCTCTTCTATAGCAGAGTTTGGTATGGACTTCATTAAAAAGCAGCCAATAGAGGCTATCGAGCTAGGATGTGACCCCGACTTCGATGCATGGACTGGGGATGTAAACCCCGTACCTAATGCGGAGGTAGACTTTAGAACTGCCGCTGGTCACATACATATTGGTTGGACAGAGGGGCAGGATACTAAAAACCCAGCCCACTTAGAAGTGTGCCGTCACCTCATACGTAACCTTGACTACGGTACATCACCGACCATGTTGTTAGATAAGGAGCACAAACGTCGTGGATTGTACGGGGATATTGGTGCATTCCGGCCTAAGTCATATGGTGTTGAGTACCGCACGCCATCTAACTTTTGGATTCAGTCAGCGTACACGATAGGTCTTATGTATGACTTAGTGGTATCAACTATACGACATGTGGTGGGGGGTACTGACTTTGTTAAGGGTGGAGGGTTTGGTGGCTATCATTTTGATAGTCTCAAAAAGGATTTCAATACACCCCTCACAGAAGACCGTAAACATGTTATGAAACTAAGATACAATACTATAACAGGGGGAAAGATACATGTATAAAGATGCTGATTATGCAAACTCTCGCTTAGAGGGTACTGTGGTTATGTACAAGAGGGTGCCTGTGATTGTGATGCACGTAACTCGTCGTATGTTGGTGAGAGTACGTAAACTAGATAGGTCCCAGCGAGAGCACCTTGTGCCATTAGCTGAGCTTAACCTAACAAATTTCCCTATGGGGTTCATCAATAAGGGCTCTGGTGTATCTTTCCTATGCCGCAGAACACTACGTCGTGATTGGAGACAGGGGTCTACGTCCTTCTAATGTAGCATCTAGTAATGGTGATACTACGTTTGAAGACATAGCAAAAGCCTTGCGACAGAGATACCCCAGCTTTGCTGTAGCCTACAGTGATGTTACTAAGGGCTTGGCTAGAGAGCGTGCATGGTGCCCAGAGTTTGCTGTATCTTGCGACAATAAGCTACGTTGGAGATTCGAGGTAGTGGGTAGTTTTACTAATGCTGCTGAGGTGGTATTGGCAGATGAGTTTAAGTTCCTGATACACACACTTAAGGATGCATGTAATGACAGTTGCAAAGTACTTTAACATACCCCATTACAAGTTGACAGACGGCGACTTAGGGGTAGAGATAGAGGTAGAGGGGCGTAAACTCCCCTCCTCTGTCGGTAATTATTGGCGTGTAGAAAATGACGGTTCATTGAAAGGGGAGTCTCATGAGTACGTACTGAGAGAGCCCCTGAGTCTTGACGGCACGCTTTTGGCAATCACTCAAATTAAGGATAGATTCACTGAGCGTGGCACAGTGGTAGATGATAGTGTTCGGTGCGGTGTTCATGTCCATGTAAATGTACAGAAGTTATCCATAACAGAGTTATATAATTTTATAACCCTGTATTCAATGTTTGAAGGGGTCCTCCTCCAACACTGTGGACTAGGACGCACTGGCAATTTGTTCTGCTTGCCCCTAAACAGCAGTCCCGGGTTGGTACGAGCTATACGTAGTTGTGCCTCTCGTATGTTGTTTGGTAAACTTCATAGTGACGAGTTCCGCTACTGCGCGATTAACGTCAAGGCACTAGGCCAGTATGGGAGCCTTGAGTTTAGAGCTTTCCGTGGAGGGCCTGACCTTGATAGAGTATATGAGTGGGCAGCTATGCTGTTGCACTTACGTACAATGGCCTGCACATTTGCTGACCCAGAGAGCATAGTAGGGGAGGCTTCATTAGTAGGGGGAGTAAGTTTCTTTAAGGACATAATGGCTGAACACTACAGTATGTTCGCAGGTTATGATAATATAAAAAGTAAATTAGCAGTAGGCTCACGAGCATCGCTTCCTATAGCCTTCTCAAGAGATTGGGCTCCTAAACTAGACAAGGTAGATAAATATGAAGATTTTTGTTAACAAGAGTAAGAATTCTGTACGTTACGTACTTGATGGCAAGTTGTACCCATTTAGCTTATCTGGTCACAGCCCAAAGTTTACTGATGAAGACCTAGGCCTATACTTCTATCTACCTTGGTTCAAGTTATCGACAAAGTATTATCGTGAGTACACACTTAGCCAACTACAGGAGTTATGTAAATGAGAATCTTTGTTAACAAGAGTAAGAATTCTGTGTGTTACGTACTAGACGAGGAGATATACTTCTTTTGGAGATTAGACGCTCACACCCCCATTAAGACTGAAGATGAGTTAAGGCTCTGCTATTATGGGGACGCTATGTTTATGAAGTATAAAAGGTACTACCGTGAGTACACACTTAGCCAACTACAGGAGTTATGTAAATGAGAGTATTTATAAACCGTTATAAGACAGCAAGTAAGTCTGCAAAAGAACTTAGTACTGAGCTTAACCGAGTAGGTGTTGAATGTAAACTAATACGCTCAACAGGCTCTAATTACCAACATAACCCAGACAAAGATGTTGTTATTAACTGGGGTAGTAGTGTATGCCCTGTTTATGATAACATGCTCAACCTCCCATCTTCTGTAAAAAGAGCGAGCAATAAGATTAGTACTTTTGAGACCCTATCTAAACAGGGGGTTGCGACAGTCCCTTTCTTTTATACTAAAGAAGAGGCTGAGCAGTTTATGCAAGGGGGTAATGGGCGTATTGTTTACTGCCGTAAGTTAGTCACCGCTACACAAGGGGCTGGTATTGTCGTGGCTAAGAACCCTGCTGAGTTAGAGCTGGCCCGGCTATACACTGGCGGCCTTACAGACAAGGCACGCCTTGAGTTTAGAGTTCATGTGTTCAAAGGTAAGGTATTACACACACAGCAAAAACGTAGACGTAATGGCTACCGTGACAACCCTAACTTTAGTGATGAGGTGCGTAACCTAGCAGGGGGTTGGATATTCGGCATAAAAGATGTAGCCATCTCTCAGGCCACCAAGGACACGTCTATAGCCGCTGTAAAGGCCCTATGGCTAGACTTCGGTGCTGTAGACATACTACAGACACCTAATGGCAAGGGTTGGGTGTTAGAGGTTAACACAGCCTGTGGGTTAGAGGGAACTACCATTGAGAAGTATGCAGAGGCTTTCAAGGATTACATGGTCCCTGATGAGCTAGATGTCTTAAATAATGAGGGGGCGTAGTAGGGGTCAAGGGAGAAGATATAAATGATGGCCCAGCCCCTATTGGTGGCGTAGGTAATAAAAATCTTCATTGGGCTATAGACCTGTTAGAAGAACTTGACAATAACTTGTTGTAGTATTGAAATACAGCTCACACACAGAAATTTGTGAGAAAATATTACAGAGTTTTCTCACAAAATAAATTAATTCTTATATAGTAGTATACCTAAGGAGTTATATATATGAAACATGCACATGAAGAGACCATAGTAAGGTGGGCTAGAGATACAAGCCTTGTAGTACTTTGTTCTAACGTCCCTAATCATTGGCGTATTAATCATATGCCCAATTGGCAAGCAGATAGTTACTTCCTAGTGTGTGAGAAGCATGTTCATGTAGCATTAGCTTGGCTTAGTGGTAGTGAGCTGCAGGTAAACTCTGGAGATACAGGATGGGTAGGCTTGTCATTGCAAGAGGGATACCCCCTCTTTTATGTATACCTAGACTACCGAATTAAACCTAAGACACAAAAGGTAGTCCGTTACGTTGGTACTTTAAAATTTGGGGAGGGGCCAGTAGTTAGTGCTGGTTGTGTTAGTAAACACCTCCCAGAAAAGGGGATGTTAGGGAAGGTTGTTATACTTGGACTAAAGTAGAGGTTGACGAGGAGGTGTAATGATTAAAGAAGATACGGATTTTGTCTTTGAGGAGGTAATGGTTTGGGTGGGGTTTCCCTATAATGGGGAGGGCCCACCTAGATTGGTGATTGAGTGCACACAACCTACAGGCGGTGAATACGACCGTTATACGTGGGGCTGTTTATATACAGTGAGGAGGGTAGTAAATGGGAAAATGCTTAGTTAAGATTGTACATGATGTAAAAGGTTGTGGTGGTAAGTCGCTACAAGTCTTTGAGGGGGAGGATGGCACAGTAAACGGATTTTGTTATGCCTGTCATAAGTACGTAGTCCACCCTTACGGTGAGGTTAAGCTGGTAAAGGACCTACCACCAGCCAAGTTAGGTAAGACCGCTGAGGAGGTCGCTGAGGAGTTCAAGGAGATAGCTTCTTGTAAGGTTGTTGATTTAGTACACCGGAGGCTTCGTGCTAAGGTGTTAGATTTCTACGGCATCAAGATAGGGATGAGTAAGAAGGATGGGGTAACACCAGAGATTGTCTACTTCCCCCTAACTAATAACGCTAAGATTGTCCGTTGGAAGGTTAAGTTAGAAGACCCTAAGACTTTCTGGAACATTGGTAATGAGACTAGTGTAGATTTGTTTGGTTGGGAGCAAGCCATAGCTAGTGGTGCAAGACGACTCATCATAGTAGAAGGAGAGTATGACGCAGTTGCACTAAAGACTATCATTGACACACACACTAAGGCAGACTTTGTAGAACATAAACCTGCTGTAGTGTCACTGCCTAATGGTAGTAACTCAGCAGGACGTGACTTAGCACGACTAGCGCCTAAGATTAAAAAGTATTTCCAACAGATAGCGGTTTGCTTTGACAATGATGAGCCCGGGGATTTAGCAGTGGTTGCTGCTTGTAAGGTGTTCCCTGACGCTACCTCTATAACCTTACCATGTAAAGATGCTAACGCTTGTATCTTAGAGGGTAAGACTAAGGGGGCCTTCAATGCGACTACGTTCAAAGCTCAGAAGCCTAAGAACACATCCTTAGTATGGGGTAGAGATGTACATGAAGACGCTAAGAAGCCTGCTGAGTGGGGACTAAGTACACCTTGGGACGGACTAACACAGAAGACACGAGGTTTTAGGTTCGGAGAGACATGGTACATCGCTGCCGGTGAGAAGATGGGGAAGTCGGAGTTAGTTAATGCTATAGCCGCCCACTTCGTGAAGGAGCATGACATAAAGGTACTGCTTGCAAAGCCTGAAGAGGCCAACAACAAGACGTACAAGATGATTCTTTCAAAGCTAACCAGTAAGGTATTTCACGACCCTAACGTAGAGTTCGATGAGAAAGCCTATGACCTAGGGGGACAGTTAGCACGAGACAATGTATGTATGTTAAGCCTATACCAACACATAGGTTGGGAGACATTAAAGCTAGACATAGCCTCAGCAGCAGCGGAGGGTATAAAGGCTGTCTTCATAGACCCAATCACTAACCTTACCAATGGTATGAGCAACAGTGACATAGACGCACACTTAAAAGGTGTAGCCCAAGAGGTAGCCGCTATGGCTATGGACTTGGACATCATTGTCTTCTTGTTCTGTCACCTCAATAAGCCAGCTAAAGGTAGTAAGCCTTGGGACAGGGGTGGCATTATAACAACCGATTACTTTGCAGGAAGCAGTGCAATGGCACGTAGTTGTAACTATGCACTAGGGTTACAAGGCAACAAAGACCCAGATACAGACCCAGTAGAGCAGAATACTAGGGAGTTGGTACTGTTAGCTGACCGAGAGTTCGGTGAGTCAGGTAAGACAATACTATACTGGAACAGAGAAACCACACAATTCACAGAGGTATAATATGAAGAAGAAAATAGAAGAGTTCTATAAAGAGAACCACAAGAAGTTTGTTAAGCGCCTTACACACCGTGCTGGTACAGTACAGGGTGCTGAGGATGTTGTGCAGGATGCATTTGTTAACGCACTTATGTACTCAGACAGCTACAACTCAGACATCAGACCTCTTGGTGCATGGTTTAGTACCATCCTTAATAATTCATTACGCTTATACCAATCCAAAGAGCGACTGCTAGGTATGAGTGTAGAGTATGAGGAAGAGAAAGATGAGGGGGTTGTCATGGCTGAGTGGGAAGATGAGTACGTTGCTATAATCCGCAGGGAGATAGAAGCTCGTTCATTCCCTGTAAGGCAGGCACTGTTCCTATACTTCTTCAAGCAATACAAACCCCGTGAAATATGTGCTGTGTTAGACATGACCAACGGATACATCCGTACTAGCGTTAAAGAGTTTCGACAAGCTATGACTGCTAAGCATGGGGTACTGGGGTAGTGTATGGCAGTATTTGTAGTTGATATAGAGGCTGATGGGCTCTCTCCAAGTAAGATATGGTGTATAGGCGCTCAAGATACCACTAAAGATGTAGTACATACAACCACCAGCTACTCAAGTATGCGTAAGCTCTTTACTAACCCCTTACATACATTCATAGCTCATAGTGGCAGACGTTATGACAAGCCTGTACTAGAGCGCCTGTTGGGGGTTAAGATAGAGGCTAGGTTAATTGACACCTTGTTTACTTCGTGGTACTTAGAGCCGGGCCGTATATTGCACGGACTAGATAGCTATGGTAAGGAGGTTGGTATACCTAAGCCTGTTGTTACAGACTGGAGTGACCAGCCTATAGAGGTGTATCTTAACCGTGTTACTGAGGATGTTAAGATAAACATGTACGTATGGAAGAAACACTGGGCTATGTTACTTAAGCTATACGATGGTGATGTAGATGAGTGCAACAGGGTGATTGACTTCCTTATGCTACATGCTGACACAGCCGCTAACCAAGAGGAGTATGGATGGAAACTAGACAATGAGAGGTGCTTACGTGTTCTTGCTAAGCTGAAGAAAGACCAGACATATAAGTTCGATGAGCTACAAAAGAGCATGCCTAAGGTCCCAGTGATGAAGGAGAAGTCACCACCTAAGAGGGATAAGTTCAAGCGTAACGGTGAGTTATGTGCAGACTGGGTAGGTTGGTACGCTTTCTTAGCTGTGAGAGGATTATCTAAAGGCCACTTAGGTACGGTTGCCTACGTAGATAAGTATGAAGAGCCAAATGCAGGTAGCTACCCACAGATTAAAAGTTGGTGCTACTCACTAGGCTGGGTCCCCAAGGAGTTCAAGCACAGTTACGACAAAGATGGGGCACCAAAGAAGACGGCCCAACTACGTATCAAGACAGACGATGGACCTGAGCTAGCACCTTGTGTTGCTAAGTTACTGGTACACGAACCTAAGCTGGCCCTTCTGGCTGACCTAGGGGTAATAACACACCGAATCGGAGTACTGAACGGTTTCTTAAACAACGTAGACGAGTTAGGTTATGTACAAGCACAAATGCAAGGCTTCACTAACACCTTACGATGGAGGCATAAGGTAGTGCTTAACTTACCGGGCGTTGACAAAATGTACGGAGAGGATATGAGAGGCTGCCTTATAGCCCCAGAGGGTTATGAGTTAGCAGGTAGTGACATGATGGCACTTGAAGATAGGACAAAGCAGCACTTCATGTGGCCTTATGACCCTGAGTATGTTAAAGCTATGATGGTAGATGGCTATTGCCCTCACGTTGACATAGCTGTACTGGCTAAGTTTCTTACCAAGGAGCAGGAGTATAGACACAGCACAAACACATTCTTTGACGCAGCAGACAAGAAGGAGATAAAAGCAGGGCGTACTAAAGCTAAGCCTGTTAACTACGGTGGTGTATACGGACAGAAGCCTTTAGGGTTGTCTCAATCCTCTGGCATGCCTCTTGCACTAGCTGAGAGGTTGTACACTATATACTGGGAACGTAACCACTCTGTTAAGACAATAGAGAAAGCTGTAGTTACCAAGAAGTTATTAGGCAGGACTTGGTTATTCAACCCTGTTAGCCGTATGTGGTATGACCTAAAGAATAGTAAAGATAAGTTCAGTACGCTTAATCAAGGTACTGGTGCATACTGTTTCATTACATGGGTAAAGTACATCGTCGAATTAGGAGGTCCACCAATCATAGGGAGTATGCATGACGAAGTAATAATGCTTATACGTAAGGCAGCAGGAGCAAGGGGGAAGTGTGAGAGTATAGTACGTGAGGCGATAGCCTTAACAAACAAAGAACTTAAGTTGAATAGGGCGCTAGACGTATCTATTAGCTTTGGTGACAACTACAGTCAAATACATTAAGGGTTGGTATATATGTTAAATTCAATTAAATTGTTTTTCAGCACAAAGAACACAGTCGACGTAAAGTCTTTCCTATCAGCACAAGCAGAGCGTCGTAAGGCTATGCTTGCAACCCAAGCAGAGGAGTTTATGATGTTACGTGAGTCTCAAGATGAGCTCAAGCAAGACTATGTAGTCTCGGAGCTGTCGTCTGTCTCTTCTAATAAAAACATAATCGAACAAGCACATGCAGCATTAGCAGTTAGTGAATCTAATTTAGCCTTACTAAAAGGGGATAAATAATATGGGGTTTAGCCTAGAGTTATTCTTTGAAGACTTATTAAATACTATAAACAGTGAGGATTATGAGAATGGTGAGTCAGAAAGGTTTGAAGACTTATCAGCTCTTGTGTCAGATGCAAAACGTTACGCTGCTAAGTGTAATATGATTAACAAAACAACGGGAGAAAAGTAATATGGGTGCATTAAACGCGAAGAAAGTACAAGGTGCAGGTCCTAAGCAAGAGGTTATGGACGTAGGTACATACCCTTGTCGTGTTGTTGAGATTATTGACCTAGGGGTGCAAGTACAGCGCCCATACAAAGGTGAGCCTAAGCCACCCAAGCACACCATTCGCTTAACGTATGAGTTCACCGACGAGTTCTGTATAGGAGGGGATGGCTTTGAAGAGCTGCTAGACAAGCCCCGTTGGTTGTCAGAAGAGTTTCCATTCAGTGCTATGACGGCTGACTTGGCAACAAGCACTAAGCGTTATAAGGCTATTGACCCAGATGATAACCATGACGGAGACTTTACAGCATTAGGTAACAGCCCTTGTAATGTAACCATCACCCAGTCTGCTTGTGGTAAGTACAATAACATAGGTGCTGTTACGGCAATGCGTAAGCGAGACAAGACTGCGTGTGCTGAGCTAGTAAACGCTGTTAAGGTGTTCACCTTAGACGAATGTGACATGGATGTATATGCTAAGCTGCCGACTTGGATGAAGGATAAGATTGCAGCAGCACTAAACTTTAAGCAGACTGACTTGTATAAGGAGCTTGAGGGAGAGGGGGGTGGTAAACCGGACCCTGAGCCAGAGCCTAAGGGGAAGGCCGCCAAGAAGACTCGTGATAAACCTGAGCCAGAGGTAGATGAGGAAGAAGACGACGACAAACCTTGGTAATAACTCATGGGCCTTAGGGCCCTTATAAGAGGACAAAAGTATGAGAGGGCATAAATTCACAGATTCAGAGATAGCAGAGTGTTCTAAATCTTCTGACGGACCTGACGAGTATGACGAGGTGAGACTAGGGCTAGACCCGGGGGTTGATGAAATCTACTTAAGTGTAGGGGATTTAGAGTTTTTATTAAAGTTTGCAAAAGGAAAAGTTAATGAGTGAGTTAAAGTTAGAGATTGGTATGCCAGTAATTTTAGTAGATGACACAGGCAAAGCTATGAAGGGTTTGCCATTATTCAAAGGTCAGGAAGGTATGGCTAACACGTTGGTGTACGTAGAGGGGCAGAGCTTAGTGTTGTTTATGCCTAACAACTCAACCCGTATGTTCTATATCAGTGAGTCTCGTGTTGAGATTGATATGGATAAGATAGAGGCTTGGAGAGAAGCTAATGAGTGAGCATGTATATAGTGACCATTTATTTCATGACGCTGGTATTTCTGACCTAGTTAGTTCTAAAAGTAGAAAACCAGCGGTTGAGGTAACCATAGGAGGTCAGCCCTACTACTTTACTGTAGCCGACTTAAAAGTTATGATTAGGGAGGCTTATGAAACCCTTGATTGATGCAGACATACTCTTATACGAGATAGGCTCTCGTGGGCAGTATGTCAATGACGACGATGAGATTGTGGCGTTACCATTTGCTAAGGTAGCGGATATGTTGCATGAGAAGGTAGAGGAGATATGTGCCTTAGTATGGGCTACGGAGGACCCCTTACTATTCCTTAGCATGACAGCTCGTGCTAAGAAACGTCAGGCTCGTAAGGCTGAGAAACTTATCAATAGACTTAAGGTGGGTTATGAGACGACAGAGGATGAGGTTGTTAAAAAAGAAATTCTTAAGGAGGCAAAGGCGCTTAAGGCAACTACGGTCTACAAACCAAACTTCAGGGATGATGTAGCCAAGAAGAAAGGGTACAAAGCTAACCGTAGTAAGGTTGATAGACCTATCCACTACGATGCACTGTTCGAGTATATCATAGCCGCCTTTGACTGCAACATGTCTGAGGGGCTTGAGGCCGACGACTCCTTGTCTATATACCAACGGGAGGCTGAGCACCTTACCACTATCATATGTAGCCGGGACAAGGATTTGAAGATGATACCGGGTATGCACTTTAGCTGGGAGTGTGGGAAGCAAGCACAGTTTGGACCAGAGAGAGTCACTAACTTAGGCAGGCTAAACCCTATCTATCGAGGTGTTGACTCTAAAGGTAAGCCTAAGCTCGCAGAGATTAAAGGGACAGGGATGCTGTTCTTCTGTGCACAGCTTATAACAGGGGACACTGTGGACAACATCCCCGGGTTAGCAGGAAAGGGGGTTGTTGCTGCTTACACAGCCCTAAAAGACATCACTGAGGTAGAGGTAGCGTTTATAGCAGTGCAAGAACTTTACGAGGGTAAGTTCGGTAAAGATTGGGGGGCAGAGATGCTAGAGCAAGGTCGCTTGCTTTGGATGGTAGACTCCCTTAATGATGATGGTACTCCTACTATGTGGGAGATACCTGAGTGTATGTATAAGGAGGATAATGATGGGTGATAAATTAAGAGACGGCTTCTATTGGGCAAATGTGCAGGGGGTTCGGGAGGTTGTTGAGTGCAACGGGGGCATTTGGTTTGTCGCTGGAAACTCCGAGCAAAACCCCGAAAATATTGACAGCATAAACCCTAATTGTATAGTAGAGGAGAAAGTCTGATGGAAATATTTGTCATGTATGATACAACAAACAAGACGTGGAACATCATGAAGAAAACTGGTGAGCATAACATTCAATCTGAGTGTATCTTTTACGGGTCTATATACGAGATTTCCAAGTGGTTGGAAGATAATAAAGAGTCGTATGTAGAAGTCAAAAACTAAGAGGAGGTATTAAATGGCGCATATAGTTCTGTATTATAACCAACCAGAGATGAGCTATGAGTTTGTGGAGGTGGGAGAAGGTGGTGCAAAGACAGTGCTACTTAAGTACACTCATGAGGATTTACAATGGCCTCTGGAGGTATTAAGGTCTTTCACAGACTTCCTTAATGGCCTGCCTAAGTGCAAAGCAGACAAGGGGTGGTCAGATGGCTAGAAATAAAGGAGGCCGCCCCTCTGGAGAAAAGAATAGGTGTGGGGGAAAATGGACTCAAGCAAAGTACAACTCCTTCATTAAGAACACACTTCGACAGGCCACTAGGAAGTGGGGGCCTATACAAGAGTGCCTCCGTCTAGCTAGGACACGTCGTGGCTTCTACCTATGTGCTGTGTGCCTTGAGGAGGTTCCAGCCACTATAATGCATACACAGGTCAATGGTAAGATTAAGCGTGTTAAGAACGCTATAGTTGACCACATAGTGCCACTCATCGACCCTGAGGTAGGGTTTACTACATGGGATGATGTAATAGCTAATATGTTCTGTGAGCTAGATAACTTACAGTGTGTATGTCACTCCTGCCATCAAGTCAAGTGTGCAGAAGAGACGGCTATATCATCCGCCCGTAGAGCGAAGGAGAAGCTAGATGGACTCGCAACAGATGATTAAGTGTGGGAGTTGTACTGAGTTAGCAGAGGCCTCTGATGTGTTTGGAGGGCTTAAAGGAGCTGTCATGGGGCCTTGGTGGTTCTGTGACAGTTGTACTGAATCTATAGAGAATAACCTTAATAGAGAGGAAAGCCTATGAACCTATTTAGAGACATAAAGAGCCCAGCCGTTAGAGCTTGGAATCAGCTACACCACATGCACAACATGGAGCAGGACACAAGTGAGCAAGAGGCTAAAGTATACTACGCTAACCTGAGTAAACCAGAGCAGGATAACCTAGCTACTCTGTCAAGGTATATAGGTATTATGGGCGAGGAATTTGTAAGCAAAGAAGTAAGTGCTTTAAACCGATAGACCAACAGGGCTTCGGCCCTAAGGATTACATATGTCTGGTAAAAACCGCGAGAAACAACAGAAAGCTAAAGACACCAAACGTGGTGAACAGAAGGCACATCAAGTGGAAGATGCTGCACGTAAGCATCAGTCACATTTCCGCCTTGACTGGTTCGACCCCACCCCTATCCAACAGGAGATACAAGTTAGCTACTACAGCAACCCACTAACAGTGGTGCAAGGTAGCTCAGGTACAGGGAAGTCAACCACAGCCATACACCTAGCACTTACAGACCTCTCAAGTAAGCGTTATAGTAAAGTAATATTCTGTAAGACACCTGCTGAGATGGGTGATGATAAGATTGGCTTCCTATCCGGGGACGCTAAAGAGAAACTAACTATGCATTTTGAGTCAATGCGTAATATCTTTCATACATTTATGACCAAAGAGAAGTTGGTCATGGAGGAGTCACATGGTAATATTGAGTTCACTATCCCTAATTTTATTGCAGGACGGACAATTGATAACGCAGTATTTATACTGGATGAGTCTCAAACTATGTCACCCGGAACCATCAAGCTATTACTTGAGCGTGCGGGCCAAAACTGCAAGGTTGTCGTCTTAGGGGATAAGTCACAGACCTATGCCTGTAACCACCGTGATGATGGATTTACGGACTTTGTTAAGCGTATTACAACAGTTAGTGAAGATAATGTACGTCAAAGCAAACACCCTCTTATGGGGTTTATCGAAATGAAGGCAGGCGATAATATGCGTTCTGACCTATCACGAGCAATTGTAGAATTATACGAGGGGTAGTAGATGACAACAATAGTATACTCACATGAACGTAAAGAGATAGCAATGGACTCCCGTGCAAGCCGTGGGGGTATGGTAGTTACTGACAAATTCGTCAAGATGTTCGAGTCCAAGGGGGTTAAGTTCTTCATGGCAGGCTTACCAGCCGATGTAAAAGTACTTATGGAAATGTATGAAGACCCTGAGATTATGGGGCTGCCAGAGGTTGAATGCCTTGTGCTTGATGGTGGTAAAGTGTATAGCGTATGCCCCTCAGAGGAGGGCACGCTGTCTATTCTTGAGTGTACCTTCGACTGCTCGATAGGTAGTGGTGGTGAGTGGGCTCTGGCTGCATTGGATTTTGGTAGGACTACTAGACAAGCAGTTAAGTACGCTACTACAAGAGACTTGTATAGCGGTGGC